TGCGGCCTGTTAAGTCTTTCAAAGGAATATGAGTAACGTTTGTTATCCAGTTCGGTTTTTCGCCAATGATATAAATGTTTCGGTATCCGGTTAAGTTTGTTTCAATGGATCTCAAAGTCATTTTTAGCTCGTAATAGCTGTGATAGCGGTCACGGGCTAATGGTATGGCTATATCAATCCCCATTTCTTTTCAAAGTCTTTAATCGCTTCTTTAGCAAGTTTCTTTTTTAAATCATTTAACGACTGGTTTATGAAACCAACGCCACTACTATTCAATAAAGCAATATCATCATTCAATTCCTTCAATCTTTCAATCGCAGGCACAACAATCATTTTAAGCGTGTCCTCACCTTCCTTTACCTCTTTTATCTTATCGGACGGCCAAAGGGTTTCCCTGCCATCTTCGAGCCTTATCTTAACGCTCTTAGTGGTTACTGGGCCTAATACCGTTGCTTTACGCCCGTCTGGCAAAACTATTTCCATATATCAGTAATGTTAAGCTGACTGTAAAATGATTTTACTTTTTCAACGGTATCAAACTCGATAGCGTCATTACCATCTAACTGCAATTGGTCATCAACAGTTGCAACGAAACAATTTATCAGCGTCTTATCATCTGCCGCAAATAATTGATGAAACCTAATATTGTAATACGTCGGATGGTAAAGACCGACGCCATCATCAGCGAACCCATTTTCTTTAAATATCTCAGGAGTTATTTCCATCCGTCAATAATTTGAATAGCTTCCTCAGCCGTTACCAAATGCAATATTACTTCCCTGAACATTTCAAATCCTTCCCATTCAATAACCCCATCACTCATAACCAGCGGCCCTGTTTTTCGTATCACTGTTACGCCGTGATCATCTTTAAGGGTAAACTTTGGCGGGCCGTCAATTTGATGAATAGCCTTATACACATCCCCACACCATTCTTTTGAATCTCTGGGAACATGCGTTATTTCTTCCCGGTCAGGGTTGGTATCATGAAGCACTAAACACCCGCCATCGGTTAAACATTCCCATGCGTTGATAATATCTTTTCTTACCTGGTCGGCTTCGTGAAGGCCGTCAATGAAAATTAGGTCATACTTTTTTTTGTTGTAGTGATTAAAAAATGCTTCGCTTGACAGTTTATAGGTTGCAGTCGTCAAGATATCAGGATCTACAGAAACTTTTTCTTTACAAACAATAGCCTTAAAATTCTTTCCAGTTCCAACACCAATTTCCAAGTACGATTTATACCCCTGCTTCTTAATGATGTAGTTTATTAGTTCGGTTCGTGTCATAAGTTAAAATGGTTTGCAGTAAAATATAATATCAGCGCTATTTTCGTCATCTTCTTTTTCTGTGCTAAACGCTTTATAGATTAACTCCACCGTACCGCGATCTAATGCATTTCTGATTTCGTCATTAAAATCTTCATGGTCTGGCACTAAAAAAGGATCTTGGTATATATCAATCGTATCTCCTTTACTTGGCATAATTAGATATGGCCATATAAAAACATTCGATATTTGAACAAATGGAGGGTCCCTTTGCCCAGTAGCCAAATAAAGTTTAACTTTTATATTTTGCATATTTCGTCTTATTTAATTGCCCTTCGTTTTCAATAACATCTTCTTCCTGTATCTCAAAATAATCTTCAATATTCGATTTATCTTTCTCAATTATTTGCTGATAGGCTTCGGCTAACTCCTTAGTCGCAAACACGCCGTAAATCCTCTCCCCTTCATATTCAATGCCTCCTATTAAAATATATACTTTCATTTTCGTCTACAATAATGAGTTAAAAATATAAATTCAGTTGCCTTCGCATAGTTCCATGTTATTGTGTTCAGCTTCTTATTCCTTGCCACAAACGCCATGCTGATTTGATCCCTTGTTGAATACTTTTGTAATTCATCCCACCATTCCCGCATCAGTCCAATCACTTCAGGAGTTCTTTGCCGCATCATTATGCCCGACTGGATAACTCCATTACCTTTCTTTACCTGTCCCTTATACGCCTGCCGTTGCCTTGTCAGCTTATCAATATCGCACCGCTTATGTAAAATACATCTTTCTATTTCATCAAACACGCAGTTACGCCGTGGATGTTTTATAAATGTTGTAGGCTGTTGAAACTTATCTGCCCACCATTGATTTAAATCGCAATTGATCTGAAAAGAACCGTCGATATAAATACTTTCTTCAGCGTCAATATACCGGTCAAAGTTTATTTTATACTCTCTGCTGTGCATCCGCTTGTCTTCCCATGTATCCACTTGTATTATTTCCCAAACGTCTGAGGTTAATGGTTGATCCGTAAAGCATAAGTAACGCCAGCCTGATGTAATTATCAAAGGCTCCTTCAAATTATCGTAGTCGCCGAATATTACCGTATATACCGTTCTCATGCCCCATTTAATAAATGTCTCTTATCTGCTATTCCATTCTTTAGCCTATAGGTATGCCATACGAAAATTGTCTCCATCAGTAATATCGTTTCACCTCCCGCTATCAATTTCCGCCAGTAATCGGTATCAACACCCAAACACCCTATCCCTTCAGCGAACTTATATTTATCCCATGTAGCTTTTTTAATAACCATAAAGAACCCGGTTAGATTCTTTTCGATTCGTTTCACCTTCATAGGTTTTCTTTCCAATCTTTCAGCGATTGTTATAGCTTGTAAAATATTCCCCTGGTTATTGATAGGGTAGTGTTGTGAGCTTGATTTGTGCGACCTGGCTGCATATCCTGTTAACAGTGCCGCTTCCGGATAGACCTTTACATACTTGTCAACTAAAGATAAAGTGTTTGGCGTTAAAATCATAGCGTCATAATCCATGATGATAGCGTATTCATCGGTTACTTTTGCCATTGCTGTGTTGTAAGCGGCCCCAAGGTCTTTTGTAAATGAAAAGGGAATTATACATTGTACCATCAGGCCCGTTTTAAGAATGAGGTATTTTTATTGTAGCCGTTTATTTGAGCCTTAATCGTATCATACACTAGGCCGTAATAATGGCAAGCAGCTTTTAGGCTTTGAAACTCTTTATTATCCAAAACATTAATCACCTTCTTGCCTTTGTAAGTTCTGTTTTCGGGCCTACCGAAACTTGCGGGGCTCAACTTCATGCTATCGCTTCTTTTCTTTTTACTTTCTTCTGTAATTGGCGGCCTCTTTGCATTCCTCATTGCTTCCTTATGAGATTCACTAAAAACAATTCCAGTTCTTGCCATGCTTATATTTTTTCTGGATTGTTCACTCCTTTTCATGCCCTTTATTACTAAAACTCTTTTTGCAATTGTCTCAGCGGATTGCTTCTTCCCTAAATTAATCTCTCTTAGCTTTTGTTTCGTTGCTTCTGATAGTTTTTTGCCGGTTCTGTGCTGGCTAAGTAACCTCCTGTTTTCCTCACTGACAAACCCGCTTTTACCTCCAGGAGTCAAATTAAGGCCGGTACTAGAATTAAAAGAATCAAAAAGCTTTATATATTCTACCTCAAGTTTATTCAGCTCATTCTCATCATACGGAATAGTGTGAATTATTTCAGCCTTATGGCTTTCCCATCCGTACTTTAAAATAGATCGGTATATTTTGACCTGTTTTTTACAATGCAGTAAACGATAAAACTTAAACCTCTCGTTAACGTTCTTTGTTTTACCAATATACACGCATCCCTTTGGGTTGGTTATCTTATATATAAACCCTTTTTCAAAGGAAAATGGAATCTGAATCATATTACTGCCCGTTTACAATTGCCTTTGCTTTTTCTAACTGCACTTCCAAACTTTTTAACTCATCGTCAATAGAATCTGATAACTTTTTACGCAACTCAACTCGTTCATGGAATTCAAGCGACAATGCACCTTTCTCAATTGATTCATAATTACAGGGAACTCTCGTTGCTTTTTCTTTTTGATCTTCTGTTGTCATAATTAAATATTAAAGCGGTTTCAATATCAGGCCGGTAAGAGCCTTTCAATATCCACCGCAAAACTTAAATATCCTCTTACCAGGATTATTATAAATATTTAAACACCTTCTGTAGGTGGCATATAGTTGAACCCGTTTATCTTCTCGCCGCCGCTGGTCATATCCATTTGTGTTTGATCTTTCCAACCCATGTTCTTTAAAGCGAAGATTCTACCTGCAACATTGTTTTCACATAATCCTTCTTCGTGATATTGCTCTATCATTGTGATAGCCGTTTTTATCGGGTAGGAAAATTCTGGCCTATCTCTGTACTCATAAAGGGTGGTTTTATCTGCAAAACCCAATGATAATGAAAGGCCTGTGATAGATGGCTTTTTGTTTACGCCTCGTTTTGGTTCGCTGGTAAGTGTGCCAACTCTTGTTTCAGTGGTTTGAGTTTCCCAAGGAAAGAAATAATCATAGACAGCCTGTTCCAGGTCGTCAACGTTATCGTAAAGCCTTGGTCTGCCAATCTTATCTGCCATGAAACCAAAGCTACAAAATTTAATTTGTTTAACTAAAGTTTGTAACCCTTTACTGGCGTGGCAGTTTGTGTGCCCTCAGCTCCACACTTTAAATCCTTTGAAACCCGCTATAATAGGCTGTAATTAGCTACTGGTAAAGATTACAGCCAATTAACCACTTCCGCAACGTCTGGCAATAATTGGCAATAAATAGCAGGATATTGTATAAATGTTTTACTATTGCTTAACTAAAAGTGAAACAAATGGCTTCGATAAAAGTCGTGCTCAAAGAGAATCAGCCAAAGAAAGACGGAACTATCCCTATTTTGATTCGGGTAATCGCCAATCGGAAGACCAAATACTTTTCCACAGGGTACGCTGTGAAGGATCACCAGTTTCGGGAAGGATCTGAGCAGTGGGTAACAAAGCATAATGATTCTGTTCTGATTAATGCCGCTATTGAGACTAAAAGGGCAAAGCTGGCTGAAACTGTTTACCTGGCAGATATTGAAGGCCGGGAAATTGATGTAGATGATTTGGGGAATAAAAAGGGGAGGGGTACGTTTTTTACGGCTGTTAAGATCCGGCTCAACACTCTCGAGGCAAACAACCAGGTAGCTTCCTATAATAGGCTACGGGCCAAACTGAATATTTTAAAGGTAGCCTGGGGACGGGATGTTTCACTATCCGATCTTAGTAAAACATGGGTGGATAAGTATATTAGCCACCGGATAAAAGAAGGATCCAAAATATCTACTATCAAAAAGGATATGACCGATTTAAGTACGGTTATTAATTCACTGGATTCTTACGATGGTAAAGATTGGTTTAAAATAGCCCAAAAGAAACTGAAAGCAGATCCTATCAACCGGGAGAAACTTACTCTGGACGAAATTAAGCTGATGGAATCAACCAGGCTTTACGGGTTGGATGATATCGCCCGTGATATGTTTCTTTTTTCATTCTACTGCCACGGCATGAGGTTTCAGAATGTAGCCATGTTTGAAAGGACTATGATTAAAAACGGGGTTATCCGATACCGGATGAACAAAGGTAAGAAGGTGAGGGAAATTGAAATACACAGCAAACTACAGGCCATTATTGATAAATACCACGGCAAGCCTTATATGTTTCCGGTTGTTAAAGAACTGATCAAAGATAATTGGCAGAAAAAGTCTTTGGTTGATTCGGCCTGTTCGCTGGTAAATATGCACCTTAAAAGGGTAGCTAATATTTGCGGTATAGATAAAAATATTTCAACACATATAAGCAGACATAGCTTTTCTTACCTGTCACTTCAAAGAGGGGTATCAATGGAGATACTTAAAGACGCCTTGGGTCATTCTGATTTCGGCACCACTCAGAAGTATCTGAAATCATTATCTGATCAGCAAATTAACCAGGCCGTGAAAGGGCTGTATGATTAAATTTTCTTATCCCTTTCTTTAGTCATTCCGTTTACTACAGATATTATTAAGAATATAAATCCAACGATAGCGGCAATAGCCAAAACTGGTGAAGTGTCATGCGTTTTAAACGCCTGTAGTAATATCATAGATAAAAGGGTTTACTTTTAAATTATCAAAATAATTTTAAACTCCGGATAAACGACGATGGTTTTTTCGGCGTCTAATCGTATATTCATTTCCCACCAATCCTAAACTTTATGATCGCATATACTAACTGTTCTTCTTGTGAAGCTCGTGTTTGCCACTTTGCCGATTTTTCCGGGCCGCAGCGGCGATCTCTTTGCCCATTTCTTCTAATTGCTCTTTCATTTCATCGTCGGTTAATTGAGTTGGAGTATCGACACCAAGGCCAAAGAGCGCCTTTAAATAGACCAGCATCATCTTTTGGTTTGCTACGATCTCGGTTAATTCTGAACTGACGCCAGAACTTTCTTTTAGCATTGCAAACATATCGGCATTCGTATTGGCTAGAGTTTGGTTTGATTCCAAAGCTATTTTAGTGTTATTCATAGCTTCCTTGTTTGCGTCTAATATCTTATCGTTGTTGTCAGCTAATCTTAAAATCGCCTGTAGGATCGTTTCATTAAACATATCTTGATCTTCTATTTTTTTTCCAGGTAGTTCACGTGAAACATTAGTTTCAGATTTAGAACCCAATGGCACTCCAAAAACATTTTGCCATTTTAAGAAAAAATCTCCGCCAGGAACCTTTTCACCCCTTTCGTATTGACCATAAAGCTGGCTAGAGACACCTATAGTCCTAGCCATTTGGCTTTTATTCCATCCTTTTTTACTTCTGGTTTGCAGCAATATATCTGATACTTGATTCAAATCAATAAATTGAATAATTGAAATAATAGTTTCATAATTATTAGGAAAATGAAACTATAGTTTATACATTCGTTAAACAGTTGCAGAAATGCAAATAAATAAACAAAAATGCAATTATCAAATATAACAATTCTGGCTTTACGTGGGTCGGAAAAAGAAGTAAAACAAAAGATAGCCGATGCTGTTGGGGTTGCCATTCATACCGTTTACAGGTGGATAAATGATAACGATGATAACTTAACAAAAGCCTCCGCACTAAAGGTTATTCGTGAAGAATTGGGTCTTACCGATTCGCAAATTCTAGAAGAAGAGAAAGTAAATGTAAGCTAACACCCTTTTTTGATATTCCATAGTAGTAAACCCTTATTTATTTAATAACATGCAAACTCTTGAACTCTTAACGCTTCAACAAGTATCCGACCTCCTTCAGGTAAGCAATGACACTATTTCAAGATTGGTGAAGGATCAAAAATTAGCCGGCACCAAAATAGGAAACCAATGGAGGTTCACTACAGAAGCTATTGAAAACTATATTAAGTCAAGAACTGTGAAAACTAAAAAAGTTCCATCATGACCTACTGGGATCTTTTCTTAATCTCTCACTACACCCAGCGGTTAAAAGAAGAAACCAGGACTGAAGCAAAGCAATTCATTCGTCAAACATTAACCCAAATAAAAAATGTACCAGATTCTATTCATCCTTGCTGCTCTTGCATTCACGGCAATGTTCTGGCAAGCAGTATCACACATCGTCAAACAAAATCATTCTTTGAAAATAGCTAAACGTAAACTGAAATCTTATGAGTAACATGAATTTGCCACCGTTTTATATTGGACAAAAAGTAGTTGCTATTACAGGAACCGATAGGCTTAAAAAAGGTTCAACACACATAGTGCATGCGATTTACTTTAAATATTGTTGTAACAGATGGTGCGTATCCGTTGGTATTAAAGGTGAAGGCGATAAGCCTGTTTGTAATACACATAATGTCACTCACGAACTACCTAGTAACGATGTTTTCCACCACCATTCTTATTTCCGGGCCATAGAAGAAACCTTTCAATCTATATCTCTTGAAAAAGTACTGGAAAACGAAACATCATTAATCGGATCGAACTAAACTAACCCTCCATGCTTTCAAACGTCTTTTGGTCATTGGTAATAGTAGCGAATGTATATGTAGTGTTTAGGGGTTTGAGCAAACTAGGAAAGAAGAAACCGGAACGTTTTTGGTTTGATGAAAGGGATTGGTACGATAATAATTAAAAGCAAATAATAATGAGCAACGGAAAAACAAAGCTTCTTTTAAATAAAGAAAATGTTCTGGTAGGTTATAAGATTATAAGCCAGAAAGATGGTGAATTTACAATACCTGTTCTTGATAATAGAAACCCAAAACATCAGCAAAGGATTGCTAAAACGTTCAAAAAAATAAACTCAGCTAAAGGCAGTAAGTATATAAAACCTTCTTTTTCTGGTTGGGGCTTTAGTTACAATGTATCAAGAAAAAAATAATTAACATGAAACAACTCATTCTTCTATGCCTAACCTCCGTATTCCTTTTTTCTTGTTCGAAGAATTCTGACAATATCATTGATAAAGAAAAATCAGTGACCTATCTCTTGCACCACTATGAAGGCAATAAGTTCTTGTATACTGATACTTCAGTACACTGGTGCAAAGTTAAAGGCGAAGATCTGGAACGTTTTGAATCCAAACCAACGGTTGAAGAATCATTTTGCGGAACGGATAACAAGTTACAGTTGGTGATAGGTGATGCGTGTAAAAATCATTTAACGAACTCTTTCCATTAAGAGTCAGTTTACGGCGCTGCTTTTCTAGGCTGGTGCCTTTTAAGTTCTTTCAAATGCCCCTGTAGAGAGTGGTCGTCTCATAGCACATGGTTAATAAGCGACATAGTAGGTTAACAGACTATGATGTATTTGTAAAAATTCCCAGTGTGAAAAATCGGTTGTTCGAGTCAGCCCAGGGGCACACGGTAGGAGTTAACGTTTCCTTCCAGTTGGTGAACTGCGTAAGTCAGCAGCACTTGTATACGGGTGGATTAAAGACAACGAACAGAAACGTTGACAGCCGGGAAAGACCGGCATTTTAAAGTTCTTTCAAACAGTTGTTGTGTATGTAACCTAATAGAGAAGGTAACGCTTTTGGACCAAAAGTAACCGTGAAAATCGGAGCGTTTAAGTTGCCTGCATAAGTAGGCTATAAAATCTAACGCAACTTTCCGGTAAAGTTGAAGCCGCTGTTTACAGTAACCCGCCGCTTCTAAAAACTAAGTGGAAACCGAAGCAGGTATGAAAAGTAACACGAAAGGCGGAAGTAAGTAAACGCCTAGTAAGTGTGAAACGAAACCTGCCATACACAACACATTTTTAAAAATACTCAT